CAGATCATCGGCTTGTAGGACTTGACATACCCAACTGGGGGTGTGTATCCTCTCGCTATGAGAGGAGCAACATGACAACACAACCAGCAATCAATGAGTTCGACAATCCAGCAATATCCTCAATCTCACCAGAGAACGAGGGCTTTATCGTAGACAACGATCAAAAGGCTGATTGGGCTATCCGTAAATTAGCGGTAGTTCGTAACAAACAATCCGAGAACAAAGCGATCTATGATGCAGAAATTATCCGCATCACAGAATGGCTCTCTACGGTCAATACAGCACTTGAGAGAGATGCCCTTTACTTTGAGGCAGTCCTAACCCCTTACGCGCTCCTACAGCGCTCTGAGGGTCGCAAAACGGTAACTTTGCCCCACGGCGTAATCAAGACCACCTCTGGTCAGCCAAAGGTTGAGTTCAAAGATGAGTCAGCGTTCATTGAATGGGCGCGTTCAAATGACCCAACACTTCTAAAAATTAAAACCGATATTGACCGCACCGCTGTCAAGGCTTTGATTACTGAAGAAGGTGTAGTAATATCAACCCAAGGTGAAATTGTGCCAGATGTTCAAGTAATTCCAGCAGATACATCCGTCAAGTTCGTTACAGAATAGAGAGAGGAAGCCATGTCAAACACACTTACAATCGCGCAAGCCCTGACTGAAGTAATGAAGGAAGTCGGAGCAGTCGCCAAGAAAGATCGCAACGCATCTCAAGGATTTAACTTCCGAGGAATTGATGCAGTAGTCAATGCAGTATCACCAGCACTTCAAAAACACGGCGTAATTGTCGTGCCATCAGTTGAGGATTACGAATACGCCTCAGTTGAAATCGGCAAGAATCGCACCGTGATGGGGCATGTGAAGGTAAAGGTTTCCTACACATTCATCGGCGCTGGTGGAGATGCAATCAAAGCCACGGTGGTAGGTGAGGCAATGGATTCAGGTGACAAGGCAACCGCTAAGGCGATGTCTGTCGCATTTCGTACCGCACTCCTACAAACGCTATCTCTACCGACAGACGAGCCTGACCCAGACAGTCAGAGTTACGAGCGCTCCGAAAAGGTCGTAGTTGATACCAAGGCGCTTGCGCTGGCAATCAGTAACGCATCTGATCTCGATGGACTCGCCAAGTTGGGCGCATACATCACAAAGTACAAAGATGCTATTGAGCCAGCAATCCTTGAAACTTTGCGTATCTCATTCAAGGAGGCACAGACTCGCGTTGGTACATCACCAGTAGTTCAGGAGTCAAGCGATGACACAGTTAGCGTTTCCTGAACTTCCCTATAGCGGGACATCTGGATTTAGTGGTTCGAGTTCATCTGAGGAGCGAGCGAGAAGTCAAGACTCAGATGGCACAACAGGAAAGCGCCAACTCGCGGCGCTAACCTTTCTCGCCAATCGGGGCGTACATGGTTCAACTTGGAAAGAGTTGGCTGATGCCCTTGGACTTCACCATGGGTCGGCATCGGGTGTATTGTCCGTTCTCCATCTGACCGAGCGAATTGCGAGATTGAAAGAAACTCGTAACCGTTGCAAGGTCTATGTGTTACCCGAGTTCGTACATAACCGAAAAATTGAAATGCGCCAGCAAAAGAAATCGTGTCCGAATTGTGGGCATCACTTCTAAATCTTGAGGAGAGAGAATGACTTGGGTAAAAATTGATGATTCGTTTCCTGACCATCCAAAGATCAAGGGATTGAAGGATGATGAGTTCAGGTTATACATGACGGCTCTTTGCTATTCGAGCCGTTATCTAACTGACGGCGTAATCCCGTTGAACATCGTTCGAACTTTCATCGAATCTCGCTCCAAGTCGCCTCGAATCTCTGCTCTAATTGATGCGAACCTATGGGAAATCGTGGCAGATAACATCGTCATTTTGTCCTACTCGGAGTATCAATTTACCAAGGAAAGGGTACAAACTGAGCGTAAATTAGCCGCTGAGCGGATGGCTAAGTCCAGAGGGTTACGGCGAACAGATACCGTAACAGAGGGCGAAGTTCACCCGCCCCATACCCATCCCATACCCATACCCATACCCAATAAAGATATAAAGAAAGAGAATCCTTCGGATTCTGAGTTCAATCTCTTTTGGGCTATCTATCCAAGGAAAGAAGCCAAAGGCGCAGCAAGGACAGCCTTTATCAAAGCGTGTCGCAAAGTTCCATTTGATGTGATCGTTGAAGGGGTAAAGAGATTCGCTAATGACCCTAACCGACAGGATGAGTTCACCGCTCACGCATCCACTTGGTTGAATCAGGAGCGCTGGAGTGATGAAGCGTTGCCACAACGCGGTAACACGATGACACGCACCGAGAGTTCAGTTATGCGAGCGCTAGAAATTGCAGAGAGGTTTACTGCGGAAGAAGAAAGGGCTTTAGAAAATGAACCGTTCTGAGGTAGCACAACTTTTTGCTTACGCCTGTCTTTTTGATGCTCGGCTTCAAGCCGATGAGGGAAAGATTCTGGCGTGGAATGAAGCGCTGTATGACGATATTACCTTTGAGTTCGCTAAGCGTTTTGTTTCTGTGCATTACAGCAATGACGACAAGGTGATCGCGCCTGTCTATATCAACAAAGCGTGGCTTCGGGATGTAGAGCGCGAGAGAGAGGCAAAGAAAACTCAGCAGTACATGTTGGAGATGGCGGAAGGTAAAAAGAAAGCCGCAACGCCAGAGCAAGTAGATTTCTACTTAAGTCAGATTCGAGCAGTAATTTCGAAAGGTAATCCCGATGCTGATATGGAAACAAATACAGGAGAGGTGGCACCTGACTTATGAGGATATTCCGATTTGCCGATTGGCTACGGTCACGGCGTTACAGACGAGCGAACATGTCTGCGTTGGTTGCACAGAATCTTTATCGAACGCGAGAGTCCAATGGCTAAACCTAAACTCAAGGTAGGCGATCAAACTAGATTTACCGTGTTCTATCGCGCCAATTACCGATGCGAGAAGTGCGGTGGAATGGGCGATGCCTTTGGCTGGTCAGTTCATCACAGAGTTCCAAGGCGAATGGGAGGCTCAAGAAACGAGATTCTCCATCTGCCAGCAAACCTAATTTTGCTCTGTGGCTCTGGAGTTACTGGATGTCACGGATGGGTTGAGTCCCATCGTGATAAGGCAAGGGAACGCGGGTTTCTTCTCTATCGAGTTGAATCAGCGGAGGAGATTCCATTCATTGATGACAACGGCAAAGCGTGGAAAATCTTTAACGATGGGGAGAAATGGGAATTCGACAGGAGTTCAGGTGAGCCTTATCTTTAAGCCATGGATTGCCTGTGCAGAATTGACGAACACGATCAACTTGTCTACCGACTTGAGTTGGCTCAACGCCCTTGGACGACCAACGCTGAACGGGCTGGCAACAGGTGGGAGAGGGCTGAGTTGGTCAAGACTTGGCGCACAGCCTTTCACATCATGGCTAAGGCAGAGCAGATTCCTGAGATGGAATGGATTTCAGTCACCGCTGAGCCTCACCAAAAAGGGGGTCGCCTTCAAGATGTCGGAGCGTGTAACCCAGCGGTGAAAGCGGCGATTGATGGGATTGTAGATGCAGGAGTGCTACCAGATGACTCATCGCGCTACATGAAATCCCTGATCTTTCTGCCACCGCAGAACGATAGAAATTCTTTAGTCATATACATCAGAGGAGCAAGGAAAGAGAGGAAAATATGAACTGGGATTTAATTTTGACTATGGTGGGGGTATTAACTACTCTAGTGCTATTCACACCTATCTTTGTCGCCTTTGCCCTCGCTTATCACAAAGCGAAGATGAATACAGAGTTAGAAATTATCAGAAAAAACAAACAAGTATTTCACCCTAGTAATAGCGACTTTAACTGGGAAGATATTTTTGAAGGGGACAAACCATGAGTGAGATTCAGACAGCGCAAGAATTAGATGGGCGTGGACTTTTAGAAGTTCGCATGATTACAGATGCGATGCGTGAGCATCAGGCACAGATTCAAGATTTAGGAAAGCGCCGTAAGCAGTTGATTCTGCGCCTTCGTAAACAGCGCATTACATATCGTGAGATTGCTGAATCAATGGGAGTGTCAGAGCAGTTGATCTACAAGATTATCAAGGACGATATTAACCGCGAGCCTGAGTTCGATGATGCAGGAAAGTTGATACGCCGTAGGGGTCGTCCAGCCAAACCCGCTCTCTAAGCCTTTACTTAGGGAGAGTTAGGCTTTACTTAGAGGGAGAGTAATGGAAGCAAAAATTATTGTGGGGGATGTTAGAACATCCCTACAACAAATAGCAGAAGGCTCAGTTCAAACCTGCATCACATCACCGCCATACTGGGGGCTTCGTGACTACGGTAACGATGGACAGATCGGACTTGAGCAGACACCTGACGATTATGTAGAACAAATGGTTGCAGTCTTTCGTGAGGTCTGGAGAGTCCTTCGAGATGATGGAACAGTCTGGCTCAACATCGGAGATTCATATTCTTCAGCCCGTGATTCCAAAGCAGTTCCAGATTCATTGCGTAATGGCGAGGGGACTTTAGTTGGTAAGGCGGCTAACCGTAATCCCGCGAACTTGAAATCTGCTGGCTTGAAACACAAAGACCTCGTTGGTATCCCTTGGCGAGTTGCTTTAGCCCTTCAAGCCGATGGCTGGTATCTTCGACAGGATATTATCTGGTCGAAACCTAACCCAATGCCTGAATCTGTGCGCGATAGATGTACGAAAAGCCACGAGTATGTTTTCCTACTTACCAAGTCACCTAAATACTTTTACGATAATGAAGCGATCAAGGAACCAGCGCAAGACTGGGGAACCAGAGATCGGACTAATGGAAAGTACCATAATGAAGGGTCAGGATTGACTCCTCATACTGGATTGACTAAATCTTATGAAACAAAAAACAAAAGATCAGTCTGGAGCATAAACACCAAACCATTCAAGGGCGCTCACTTTGCAGTAATGCCAGAAGCCTTAGTTGAGCCTTGCATATTGGCAGGAGTTCCTCAAGGTGGATGCTGTTCAGTATGTCGCGCTCCCTACATTCGGGACATTGAGTACGGAACTCGGACAAATTCCGAGGTAAGAATTGATACGCTCAATGTCATTCCTGGCAGAGATAAGCCGTCACGGTTGCAAAGCAAAGCGATGGAAACTTTGCCTAGAAAATTATTAGGTTGGATACAGGATTGCGAGTGCCTTGAGTCCGAGCCTATTCCATCACTAGCGCTTGACCCGTTCACGGGAAGCGGTACCGTTGCAGTCGTAGCGCTCCGCAATAATTGTAATTTTATCGGTACTGAGTTGAATCCAGCCTACGCTGAGATTGCTAAAAACCGTATATTGGATAGCAACCCAATGTTTAATGAGGTAGAGATACTTTGAAAGCAAACATACAGACGGGTAACATTCAAAGCGTGGCGATCAGTTCGCTGACCGCTTACCCTACGAATCCCAGACGAGGAGATATAGATGCCATTGCATCATCGCTTACGGCTCATGGTCAGTATCGCCCTATCGTGGTTCAAGCGAGTACGAAATTTGTCCTCGCTGGCAATCACACGCTTAAGGCGGCGAAAAAACTAGGGTGGAAAAAGATCAAGGCAGTTTTAGTTGATGTAGACGAGAACACAGCCAAGAAAATAGTTCTAGCCGATAACCGCCTAACTGATCTCGCTGGATATAACGAGCCACTTCTTAAGAGCCT